GACACAGAACCATTAGATGTATTTCATTACCACAAGGCAATCATAGACAGTAACTACAAACTTTGGCACGATACAAACAGTGAGTTCTATCATGACTATATGCACTACTTCAACCGTGTAACTGGTTTTAACGATGAGTACTTTGCACGTAAGTGTACTGGGTTTGAGAATGGTCATGTCAACGTGGGTAGTTTTGAGGTGCAGTACGGTGAGTTTGAGTTAGGAGAGTCGAGAGAAGAACTTTCATTTCCACACCTACCACCAAACCAGTGGTATATGATAGACCTATTTCCTGGCATGAACTTCAACCTACGTGGTAGTGCATTGCGTACAGACGTTGTTACACCACTTGGACCGAATAAGGTTATGATTGAGTTTCGTGGATTTGGTCTTAAAAAGGATACTGAACTGGAACGTAAAACTCGTATTGAACATCATAATACAATCTGGGGGCCAATGGGTCGTAATCTACATGAAGACCTTCTAGGTATTACTGGTCAAGGTGCAAGTATGAAACCAGGCCAAGAACATCGTCACATACTGCATGGTAGACACGAAGATGAAACGATTCATGACGAAATTGGAATGAGACATTTCTATGACGAGTGGAGTAATTGGATGGGAATCGATCCTAAAAATCCTATGAGAGAAAATGCAGTATGGGAGAATCAATAAAATGATTAGAGAAACATGGGACAGCATGATGAACGCTGAAAAGAATCCATTGAGAAACTTACCAAAGACAGTTCAGTTTCAAGTCATGACCTATCTTTCTATTATGTGGTGCATATTGTTCTCTCTTTGGACAGGATGGATGATTCTTTTAGGGCCTTCTATCATAGCGCACGTATTAATTCTTATGGGATTATTTTTTACATTCAAAATGTTTAAAAGCGGTAACATAGTGACTCATCGTGATCTTTACAAAGACAAGGACGGTGGGGTACGATACGATGATATTTGGGGAGGCTAATGCATACTTACAAATGTACAATACTAAGAGTAATAGACGGTGATACAGTAGACGTTGATATTGACTTGGGGTTTGGTGTGTGGATGAGAAAGGAACGTGTTCGTGTTCTTGGTATCGACACTCCAGAGAGTCGTACAAGTGACAAAGTAGAAAAGGTGTATGGCAATCTTGCAAAGGAATTTGTTAAGAACTATCTACCAGTGGATAGTGTGCAAACACTACAGACAGAGAAAGATGGAACAGGCAAGTTTGGTCGTATTCTAGGTAAGTTTTTAGTACACGACAGAGTTACAGATAGTCAAATGCATCTTGGTGATATCATGATAAGAGAGCATCTTGCAGTTGAATACCACGGCCAATCCAAAGAGGACATTGAAGAGCAACATATCAAAAATAGAGAGCTATGTGAATTACCAGAGGAAAGTGAAAAATAATGAGTATTAGTGAATTTAAACCAAAACGTAGTAAGAAATACGAAGAGAACTACGCTCATATTTTTAAACCATCATTATTTCAAAGAATTAAAAATTGGTTTAAAAGTTTCTGATGGATGAAATCGACAGCCTGCAACGTGATTAAAAGAGAATTGACATTTAACCCTAAAGGTGTTATAATTTATATATGAATTTTTATACAAATGTTCTCCAATGGGGAAACCAATTATTTTGTCGTGCTGTCATTAATGGCCAACGACAGAATTTTAAAGTTCGATACCGTCCTACTCTATACTCTCTTGTACAACAAGAGACAGGATATAAGACATTGGACGGAGCTCCTGTCTTACCCATAGAATTTGATTCAATCAAAGACGCAAAAGAACACGTTGACCTTAAAAAAAATCAGCTTGAGACTATATATGGCAACACATCATTTGCATATAATTATATTTCTGATACCTATACTGGTGATGTCAATTGGGACTTGGATAATATACTTATTGTTACTATTGATATAGAAGTAAAATGCTCCAACGGATTTCCAGACCCCAAGGCAGCTGATGAAGAAATGTTGTCTATTACAATCAAAAATCATCAGACTAAAAGAATCGTGGTGTGGGGTGTTGGTAAGTTTAAAACAGATCGTGATGACGTTACCTATGTCGAATGTGAAAGTGAAGTCCATCTCTTCAAAGAGTTTCTTATATTTTGGGAGAAGCATCAGCCAGACATTGTGACCGGCTGGAGCTCAGAGTTTTTTGATATTCCCTATGTATGTAATCGTATCATCAAACTATTTGGTGAGGATGAACTAAAACGTCTTTCTCCTTGGGGCAGTGTCCAAAAACGAGAAGTTTATAAGATGGGACGCAATCACCAAACATATAATATACAAGGTGTTGCCGCTCTTGATTATCTTGACCTGTATAAAAAGTTTACATATAGCGCACAAGAATCCTATCGTCTAGATCACATTGCAAAGGTAGAACTTGGCGAGAGTAAAGACGGTAATCCTTATAACACGTTTAGTGAGTGGTATCAGAAAGATTTTCAATCGTTCATTGAATACAACATACAAGACGTTGAGATTGTTGATAAGCTAGAGGATAAGATGAAGTTGATTGAACTATGTCTTACGATGGCATATGATGCAAAGGTGAACTACACTGACGTTCTTGGTGCTGTGAGGTATTGGGATGTTCTTATCTATAACTATCTCAAGGAAAAGAACATCGTCATACCACAAAAGAAACCAGCAGAGAAGTTTGATAAGTTTGAAGGTGCATATGTAAAAGACCCTCAAGTGGGTATGCACAAGTGGGTCATGTCTTTTGACTTAAACTCACTATATCCACACCTTATCATGCAGTACAATATTTCACCAGAGACACTTATACCATCTAATGAGAAAGTGCCTGATGATATGGTTGATAAGATTCTTGATGGTAAGATAAAGAACACCACAAAATATTGTATGACGCCTAATGGTGCATTTTTTAGAAAAGATAAACGTGTGTTTCTTCCAGAATTAATGGAGACTATCTATAATGATCGTGTCAAATATAAAAAACTTATGTTACAAGCTCAACAGGACTATGAGGATACTAAAGACCCAAAGTATCTCAAGTATATCTCAAGGTATAAAAACATTCAGTTGGCCAAAAAGATATCCCTCAATAGTGCGTATGGTGCGATTGGGAATAATTGGTTTCGGTATTTTGATCTGCGAAACGCTGAAGGTATTACAACGAGTGGTCAGTTATCTATACGATGGATTGAGAGGGCTCTTAACGTATATCTCAACAATATTATCGGGACGAATAAAAAGGATTATGTTATTGCATCAGACACGGACTCTGTGTACATTACTTTCGATACGCTTGTATCTAAATCTTTTAAGAATGGAAATCCGTCTACGAAAACCATCGTCAATTTTCTGGATAAAATTGCCACTAATAAAATTGAACCATTTATTGATAAATCTTATCGAGCCCTCGCTAAAGTCGTAAATGCATATGACCAGAAGATGGTCATGAAACGAGAGGTGATTGCAGACAAGGGTATATGGACTGCGAAGAAACGATACATCCTCAACTGCTGGGACATCGAAGGTGTAAGGTATAAGAAACCTAAACTCAAGATGATGGGCATCGAAGCGGTGAAGAGCTCAACTCCTGCTCCATGCAGAGACAAGATTAAAGGTGCAATGAATATCCTAATGACAGGGGATGAGAAAATGCTAAATACCTTTATACAGGAGTTTCGTGAGGAGTTTATGAAGTTGTCACCAGAAGAGATTGCATTTCCTAGAAGTTGTAACGGTAGAAAGAATTTCAGTGGTGAGTCATCTTTGTTTGCAAAGGGCGCTCCTATCCATGTCAAGGGAGCCATACTTTATAATCACCTGATACGAAAACATAAATTGAATAACAAATATCCGTATATTCAAGAGGGTGACAAGATTAAGTTTATCAATCTGAAACAACCAAACATCTATACTGCAAGTGCATTTTCTTTTCCAGCAGAATTTCCAAAGGAACTTGACATTTTAAGTAATATAGACTATGATGAACAATTCAATAAGAGTTTTGTTCAACCACTAAACTTTATTGTAGAAAAGATGAATTGGTTGATTGACAGCAGTTACGGAACACAAGGAACATTAGAGGACTTTTTTGGATGAGATACAAACGATACACACTAGATGAACTAAATCAATCTTCTGATCGTAAGAGATTCACATACATTTCATTCTTCGCAGGCGGTGGTGGTTCATCATGTGGCTATAAACTAGCTGGTGGTGATTGTCGTTTCGTCAATGAGTTTCAACAGGTCGCAGTAAATACCTATCTTGCAAACTGGT